CTGCAATAAAGGCATGGGATAAATGATAAAGTTTTCAGAAATAAGAGAAGCTCGTGGTGACACTTGTGTATTTACCTTTGGTAGATTCAACCCACCAACGACAGGACACGAAAAACTATTAGACGCTGTTGCGGCACAGGTAAAGAAAAACCCTGGCGCACCCTATTATGTATTTGCGTCACATTCCGAAAACCCAAAGAAAGACCCTCTTCCATATGTGAAGAAGGTTGCATACATGAAGAAGATGTTCCCAAAACACGCAAGGAACATTGTTGTAGATAAAGCAAGAAATGTATTTGAGATTGCAGTCTCATTACATAACAAAGGACACAAGGCAATCGTAATGGTTGTTGGTTCAGACAGAGTTGCAGAGTTTGATAAACTACTGAACACCTATAATGGTGTAGAAGCAAAACATGGTTTCTATGGTTTTGATAACATCGAAGTTGTATCTGCTGGAGAAAGAGACCCAGATGCAGAAGGTGTTGCTGGAATGTCTGCATCTAAGATGAGAGCCGCTGCATCTGCAAATGATTTTGACCAGTTCAAACTTGGTTTGCCTGATGGTTTCAAACAGGGTATGTCTCTATTCAAAGATGTTCGTAAGTACATGGGTATTCGTGAATCATTTATCACACACCAAGTACAACAGACAGAAGAAGATGTAATTCGTGATATGTATGTTGAAGGTAAAATCTTTACGATTGGTGAAGAAGTTACGGATACTTACAGTGGCGTAACAGGAAAGATTATTCGCAGAGGAACAAACTACGTTACTTTTGTAACAGAGGATGGCACATCATTCAAGAAGTGGTTGTATGAACTAGAACTTGCTGAGGATGGGCCTTGTTGGGATACTCATAAACAAGTTGGTATGAAAAAGAAGAATGGCAAGATGGTGCCAAACTGTGTACCAAAAGAAGATGCCGTTGCAGAAAAACAAGACAAAGATATTAAGGATAAGAAGGGAACTCAACCCGCTAAGTATTATGCAAAGGATGCTGAAGGTGATGAGATGTCAAAGTCTACAAAAGACAAGAGAGATGCACACTTCAGAAAACAGGCGAAAAAAGATGACGATACTAAGTCTGCATACAAACCAGCGCCCGGCGATGCGTCTGCAAAAACTAAACCATCAAAGTATACAAACAAGATGAAGAAGATGTTCCCAGACTTGTACAAAGAGATGGTAGATGAGAGTGCAACAAAGTCACTACAGAAGAAATCAGATGCCTCTGGTATTTCACTTGGTATTCTGAAGAAGGTATTCGATAGAGGTATGGCTGCATGGAAGGGTGGACATCGCCCAGGCACAACTGCTGTTCAGTGGGGTCATGCAAGAGTCAATTCTTTCATCTCAGGCGGTAAGACAAGAACCACTGGTGATGCAGATTTGTGGAAACAACACAAAGGTAAGAAAGAGTCTTATGAGATTGGTAAGGACTATGCAGATCATACAAAGAGTATGACGCCTGGCCAAGAACTTTCAGAACGTCCATCTGCAAAACGTGATGCTATGAAAGCAATGGGTAGAAGAGGCGTTGATCCAGCAGATGTTGATACTGATGCATCAGACGATGATATAAAGGCTGCATCTAAGAATATCATTATGCAGTTGAGAAAGTCTGTATCCATGAGAGGAAATCATTCAGTAGAGTTTGCAAGTGGTAAATATAAAGTGGACGCTAGAATTGCACAGGCAGTACAAGACAAGTATATGAAAATCAAACGCTCTGATGATAAGCTTGCCTTTCAAAACAAGATTGCAACATCATATAAGGATATGTTGAAGGCATTGAAAGAGTCAAAAATTACATCTTTCAAGAAGCATTCTTGTTGTGATGATTGTGCAGAAGAATCAAACTTGATTGAATCTAATGTATATCGTGTAGGTTCAGAAAAGTATTATGAGTTCTTCCAAGAGAAAAGAGATGAATATAATATCGGAGTTTACGCCCCAACAGGTTTTGATAAAGAACTGATGGAAGGCGACTTGGGTAAATTTGATATGTATCAAGGAAACCATGTTCCACTGGATTGTCCTATGATTGAGGAAAAGGATGTGGAACTAAACAAACCCAAAGTCGGTGGGCCTAAGAAGTACTATGTGTATGTAAAAGACCCAAAGACAGGTAATGTCAAGAAAGTTACATTCGGAGATACGAGTGGACTGAAGGTTAAGTTGGACGATAAAGAGGCAAGAAAAAGTTTTGCCGCTCGTCATAACTGTGACCAACAAACAGACAGAACCAAGGCTGGATATTGGAGTTGTAATCTTCCAAAATATGCCAAACAACTTGGGTTAAGTGGGGGAGGCAACTTCTTTTGGTAAAACCATATACTGAATCATATGACAACGGTTTGATTATCAGACAGTTTGATGAGGACGTTAATGATGACGAACTGATTTGGCATAGAGACAAAAGAACAAGAGAGATTACAGTTCTTGAAGGTAGTGGTTGGCAATTACAACTTGACGATCAATTACCTAAAGAATTGCAAAGAGGAAGATTATACAAGATACCCAAAATGGAGTATCACAGATTAATAAAAGGTACAGGGAAACTTGTCGTAAAAATATGGGAAGAAAAACATGACTAGATATTCAAGAACTATGACAGAGGCCCTGCAAGAAATTCGTGAGGGGTTCTCTGCAAAACAAATCAAGATGGCAATCGGTGTTGCATCAGATAAAAGATATGCTGGTGGAAACATGACAGGTGCAGTGGACGCTATTGAGAAAATCAAAAAAGGATTGTCTGACCACCCACAAGTCGCCGCCGTTCTGAAAAGACAGAATGAAGATTTGGAACTTGATGAAGGTAAGATGAAAGACCGTCTAATGAAGGCACAAGACCTCATGGGCCCATCTAAAAATAGAGAACAGGGTATCGAATTTGTGATGAAAGGTTTAAAGGTTTCAGAGAAGGAAGCAACTAAACTTGTTGATGCAGTTCTAGATATGGTTATGAATAATGAAGTTGAAATTGATGAAATGAAAATGAATGACCCTAAGTTGAATAAAATATTCGACAAACTCAAAAAGGGTGATACTGTCAAACTCAAGACAAGTTCTACTATCAATCAAGGTAAAGACTTTGTAGAGTATATTGTGAAATCAAAGAACACAGTAAACAAAGGCAGAGTTGAAAAGATTACTCTTGTTACTAAAGGTAATGAGAAGGCAGTCAAGAAGTTCCTATACAAGAGAGATGGCCAAGTAACATTTGCTATCGGTGATATGGGTGCATCTATTGATGATATCAAAGAAGGTTTCTTCTCAAAGGAGTATGAGCCAGGCCAGTATAAGAATGGCGATGAAAAACCATTTGTAGACGCAATTAAAAAAGCAGGTGGAAAGAATATTGAAGTTGAGAAACCAACTAGAAGAGATCCAATGCTAACTATTGAATTTGATGGAGATGCCAAGAAGGCACAAAAAGAAGTTGACAGGGTTGGTGATGGAACTGAAGAAATTGATGAAGCAGTCAAATACCAGTTTGTTGCGATAGACCGTCTTGGTAAAGTTATTGGATTTGCATCTGACGAAAGAGATGCAAAAGATATGGCAACTCGTGGACACACAATGGATTCACCAAGTAAAGGTAAAGGTGTCGCTGGTAGAAATAAGGCCAAGGTTGTTAAACTCAAGAAACCTATGTCAGATAAACAAGGTGACATGATGATTAACAGAGATTTTGACATGAATAAATTTGGGGGCGAAACTACATATTCTATTGGCATTAAAGAAGAACCAGAAAAGAAAATGGACAAACCAGATTCTGCCAAAGCGGTAGATCAGTCACGAGATGATAAGAAGAAAACTCGTATCGCTCAGTTGCAGTTGCAAATTGCAAAGGCAACAGAAACAATTAATAAACTAAACACACAGGAGAAACCAGATGCCTAAGTATCTAAAAACCAAAGAGGGTAGTCTTGAAAGTGCAGTAGAGGCGGTTTCTGCTGCACAAAGGGCTGCAATTGCAATATCAAAAAAAGAAAAGGCAGGGAAACCTGGCTATGATAAAGAAGGTAAGTCATTAAAGGATGATATGACTACTGAGGACAAAGAAGCATATGAAAAGTTCTTCAAGTCTGCACTGAAGAAGTTTAAAGTTGACAGTCCTGCCGACTTCAAGTCTGACGAAGAGAAGAAGAAGTTCTTTGATTACATTGACAAGAATTACAAAGCTGACAATGAAGAAACTCAAAAGAATGAAGAAGTTAAGGAAGCATATGGTAGAGTAAAAAAGGGACACTATGATGTCAAAGTTACCATAAAGAATGACAGAGATGCCGAAGCGATTGACTCTTGGATTAAAAACAATATGGGTCAAACAAAAGACATTGAAGATATTGACAACGATGGTATTATCAAAGGTGGTAGTGGTTATGAGAAAGGTGACATCTATATTCAAGGTGATGATGCTGGAGAATATGGTATGGAAATCGCCAAAAAATTTGGAAGTAAAGTTGTAGTCGTTGGTGAGGAAACAGTCAAAGAAGAAACTCTCGCACAGAGGGCCGCAAGACATATTTCTGATATGTGGGTTGAAGGCGCAAAAGTCAAAAAGGAAGAAGAAAAGGTAGAAGAAGAGGAAACTCCTAAGAAGAAGAAGGAATCCAAGAAAACTACCATGACAGGTAAACCAATGAATGACATTGTTGTAAATCCAAAAAGTCAGGATGACTAATGAAACATCTTGTGGAATTCACAAAGATTGAAGAAGCTGAACTTCCACCAATTTATTGTGATATGGATATGGTTATCTGTGACTTTATTGGTGGGTATGAAAAACTCACTGGTTTAAATTTTGCAAAAACCGATAAAGATGAGCGGTGGAATGCAATCACAGGAAAGAAGGACTTTTGGGCAACACTTGATTGGATGCCTGGTTCTGAAAGAATGTGGAAATTGATTAATAAATATAATGCAAATATTTTGTCTGCATATTCTAATAAAGATGCAAACAGTAGAAAAGGCAAGAAACAGTGGTTATCCAAAAATGCCAAACCTACTGGTACAGTTCATCTTGTTCTGAGAGCAGATAAACAGAAATATGCCACAACTAACGGCAAACCTAACATCTTGATTGATGATTATATCAAAAATATCAAGGAGTGGGAAGCTGCTGGTGGTATTGGGATTCATCATCTGAGCCCAACACAAACCATTTCTCAATTAAAGAGATATGGATTTAGATAAATAGAAGAGAAATCTTTTAAACAAGGAGAAAGACTATGGCCCTATGGGGAATAACAGATGCAGATGAAGCCAAGCCAAAGTGGTTGACAACTGCACAAAAAGAAACTGTATTTGCAACTGCTAGAGGTTGGGTTCAATTGGATGGTAAAGGTAACGAAGAAGTTATTTGTGCTATCGGTGGACTTGCGACTTCACTTGCTGGTGCAGATATTAATGCTGCCGCCTTTATTACAACATCATTTGATGCGTCAGACGGTGGTAATATTGACATCAGACTTACTTTCAATGAGAAGGTAACTGTAGTAACAACTGGTGGTACACCAACTATTGCTGTAACTAATGACCAAACTGGTTCTGGTTCAGACGCAACATTTACTGCTGCATACCAATCTGGTTCAGGCACAAACAGACTTACATTCCGTAAGACATATAGTGCTGGAAATGGTGGGGTTGCCGATACTGACGTATTGTCAATTGCATCACAGAACATTGTACTGAACAGTGGAACAATCAAAGATACAGGAACAACTGTAAACTCTGGTGTTGCTGTTCCTGCCGGTTCTGGTACACTTACAGTGGTTGCATAAGTAATATAAACAACGGAGCATATAATGTCAAAAGATGATAAGACACTTGGTGTCGGCGATATTGAAAATAAGAAAAAGGAACTGGAATCTGACTTGGCAAAAATCCAAGATCAGATCCAGAACCTAGATAAGATGAGAGTGCAGCTAACCGCACAGGGTAATGCCATCAATGGTGCAATCCAGCAATGCGATTTGTTTCTGCAACAACTTGGGGCGAGTCCCGCCAGTAGCATTCCCGAAGAAGGTAATCCAGCAGTAGATGCTGTATTGTCTTAGGGTTTTAACAATTAGGAGAAACTAAATGGCTGATAAGAAAATTACGGCACTTACAGATTTGGGTAACGCAATTGCATCTGAAGATTTACTTCATGTGATTGATGATCCATCAGGCAACCCTGTAAACAAAAAGATTTCGGTTGCAAACTTTTTTAACAATATTCCAACTTTTGTTGCA